TCGGCTGTTTTATTATATACACTCTGGTATGGGTGGTATATGAACGGAGGCGACATCAGTTATGGTCGCCTAAATAAAATACCATTCCAAGAAGTACAATGGTATCACGCAGCCGCACCTGCTATACTTGTTGCACTAACAAGAATGGGTGTACCAGTTTCGACATCGTTCTTGGTGTTGAGTGTGTTTGCTAGCACCTTTGTGCTAGAGAAGATGCTGATGAAAAGCATTATGGGTTACGGTGTAGCAGCCGCATTTGCATATGCAGTATGGTTTGCGATACACAAGTTCTTTGGACAATGGTATGACGAAACCAAACCTGTTAGCGAAGGCAATAAAAAGTTTTGGCGTGTAGCACAATGGGTTGCAACAGGCGGACTTTGGTTCACTTGGTTGTCACATGATGTGGCAAACATTGCAGTGTTCCTTCCAAGGCAAGTGCCACTAGACCTAATGGTGTTTGTTAGCATTGTATTTGTAGGTGGCTTGTTCTTTATGTTTAGAGAAAAAGGCGGACGTATTCAACAGATTGTTCTAGAAAAACACAATACTAGATACGTGCGCAGTGCAACTTTGATTGACTTGTTCTATTGGTTGTGCTTGTACTTCTTCAAAGAACTAAATGACATTCCAATGAGTACAACTTGGGTGTTCGTAGGCTTGTTAGCAGGACGAGAACTAGCAATGGCAACATACTTTGGTAAGAAGAAAACCAAATCAGTATTCCCATTAGTTGCTAAAGACTTTGGCAAAATGATGGTAGGATTAGGAGCATCGGTTGCGTTAGTGCTGATGATTCATTACATTATTCTACCTAGTGGATTATAAATACCACTTGACAACAACAGGCTACAATGCTATTATTTTAGTATTGTAGCCAACAGACACACAGAACTAAAGGAAAAGATTATGATTGAAGGATTTAAGCCGCCATGTGTGGTATTTCAAACTCGTGTAAGAGACGAGAGTATCAAGGGACCTAACCCTTACCGCTGGCAAAAAGTAACCAGCGACGAATTATTTAAAGGCAAGAGAGTTGTACTATTCAGCTTGCCAGGAGCATTTACTCCTACCTGTTCAACTTATCAGTTACCAGGCTTTGAAGAAAACTATGATCTTATTCGTAATAATGATATCGATGAAGTATACTGTATTTCAGTAAATGATGCATTTGTTATGAATGCTTGGGCCAAGCAGCAAGGTATACAAAATGTAAAAGTTATTCCAGATGGATCAGGAAACTTTACTCGCTTCATGGGCATGCTTGTAGGTAAGAATCACTTAGGTTTTGGCTTGCGCAGTTGGCGCTATATGTGTGTTCTTAATAATGGTGTAGTTGAGAAGTGGTGGCAGGAACCTGGCATCAACAATGACGGAGATGACAATGATCCGTATGAACAAACTACACCTGAAAACTGTATTGATTTTTTAGAAAAAGATGCAGTTATTAATATAGACTGATACAGTCCGGGTTGTTACGTAATAGACACGTAGAGGGCCACGGTTAGCCCTCTATATTTTTTTCTAAGTTAGCAATATAGTTTACCATACTATGATCGGAAAAGTTATCAATGCTTCCAGTTTTGATACCCATCCACATACCACGCCAGCGATCTTTCATACGCTGAAATGCTGTTAATTTACGTTCCATGCCATATGCATTCATATAGTGTTCTGTTCCGTGATGTCTATAGCCCATTATCGATAGTGGAACCCGAGTAACAATATCGTTATTGTTAACCCATCTATGATGACTTACACACAAACTATCACAATATTTCTTCCATCCGACTCTTGGAGAGCCAAAAGTATAGACTTCTTCTGGGTTAGGAATCTGTGGATCATGATGACAACGACTAGCCATAATAGTTGTCATTGCTGCTCCGAGACTATGTCCACAAAACCAAAGAGTTTTGTCATTATTTGCTTTTCTTATAATGTCCTCTAATACCATAGGCCAAAGTTCGTCTACTTCTGCTTTAAAACCTTGATGAACTCTGCTCACTGTTTCTGATACAACTGGTATTGCTTTTAGATCTGCTTTGATATCGTTAAATTCGTTTGGCTGAGTGCCTCTACATGCTATAACCATATCAATTTTATTTTGAAATCTATATGCTTGTGCGCCGTCTAGTTCATAAAATTCTATTGTTGTGAAACCTAATGCTTTTGCTTGCTTTTTTGCTTCTTTGGGCTTATTATAAGCTATTGAAGATAATTTTGCAAACAAGAGGCTTCTTTCTAAAAAATTTAAATCTGAAATTGCCATATTAAGATGCCCTTCTTTAATTGTATTGTATTTATTTTTTACTATAAATACATTAAGGAAGTAACAATGAGAAAAAGAACAAGAAGCATTTTGGAAGAACTTAATAACCTTCATCAAAGGGATAATGATCTTTTGATTGATACAACTGCCAATAATATTATTGAAAGTGCAATTAATCTTTTAAGTAGGATTCATTCTACTTATGATCATGAAGTTGCTTCTGACCTTGAAAGAAAATTTATTAACAGCATTAAATCAGGCGATCCTAAAAAGTTTAGACGTAGTATACACAGAATGATAGAGAGTAAGAAAAATGATTCTTAAAGAAGGCGGCAATGTTTTCAAAACACCAGAAGGACCACTAACGCAGCGTATTCCTACACCAGCGGTTAGACCCACTGTTGATGCAATAGAAAAAATTACAGGCTTAGACTTTATTGACGATGACTTGCTAGGCACAACAGGTAAAAAGTCAGATCCAGACGGAACATTTGAAAAGAACAGCTCAGGTGACTTAGATCTAAATACTGATCTAAATAAAATAAGTAAAGAAGAACTTATTGCAAAACTAGCTGCATGGTGCAAAAAGCAAGGTATTCCAGATTTAGAAATTATGAATAAAGGTAATAAGTTTACATCTGGTTGGATTAAAGATGCTGGTGACCAAGTTCACTTCCGTATGCCAATCCAAGGTGGCGAAGGGTACGTTCAAACTGACTTTATGATGACAACTAATCCAGACTATCAACGTGGATCAAAGCGTGGCGGCACAGCACAGTTTTCAGGCAAAGACAGAGCTATTTTGCTATCAAGTCTTGCAAGAGGCAGAGGTTATAAGTTCAGTCCTAAGTTTGGTGTAGTTGATCCTAACAATGGAGATGCAGTTGTTGCTGACAATTGGGACGATATTGCAGTTATTCTATTAGGTAAAGGTGCTAAAGAAGCTGACACGCACACAGTTGAAAGTATGCTTGCAAAACTCAAAAGTGATCCTAACTACGAACAACTAATTGCTCCTTGGAAAGAAGCAATGGAAAAAGCAGGCAAGAGTATGCCTACAGAAAGCCTAGCTGATAGACAATTGAATAGAATTTTAACATTAAAGGCAGCACTAGTAAAATGAGATTTCAAGAGTTTCGTCATGTTCTTACAGAAGCAGCAAAGGTAGGTAGAGAATATCAGCACTTAGAAGACCTTGTATTTGTTGATGGTTCGGCAGGTGCATTGAAAGCAGCAGACATACTTGAAAAACTAGGCAGTGACGCAGGCGATGTTGCTATCAAATGGGACGGCAACCCTACTATCTATTGGGGGCGTGAGCCAGATGGACAATTTGTTCTTGTAGGAAAGAACGGTTGGGGTAGAAACAAATCAACAAGTGCAGAAGACCTAAGTCGTTTTATCCAAAATTCAGGCAAAGGTGTAGAAGAAGAACCATGGAGAGCAGACTTTGGTGCAGAGATGGCTGAAGTGTTTAACATTATGAAAGCAGCTACACCTCCGAACTTTAGAGGATATGTATATGGCGATTTACTATACAGTCCACGCAAACCTTTTAGCACTACTGACGGAGCAGTAGAATTTGAACCTAACAAAGTCAAATACACAGTTGATACGAATAGCCAACTCGGTAGCCGCATAGCGAATTCAAAAGTTGGTGTAGTAGTTCACACAAAATTTGAAGATTGGGGAGGAAAGTCAAGTACACCTATAAAAGATGTAGACGAACTTAACTCTAGTGATGCAGTAGTGCTAGGACAAACTTATGTTACTCATCAGCCAAAAATAGATACAAAAGAAGTTAATAGTATTAGAAAACGAGTACAGGTTACTGGTAAAACAATTGATCAATTCCTAGCACCTGTTAAGGGTCTAAGCGATATGAAAAACATAATCTATACTTATGTAAATCACATGACTCGCACACAACAACTTAAAAATATTGAAACAGGATTTTTTGATTGGTTAGCAGGATCTAAAGTTAGTGCTAACAAACAAGCAAAGATAAAAGAAATGGCAGAACAAATGCCAAAAGCATTGCCTGCCATCTTTGGACTTGTAAAACAAATTATGTCTGTAAAGGATCACATCATAGATCAATTAGACGATGCTGATGCAGACGTTAAGGCAACAACAGGCGGAAACAAAGGCGGCGAAGGTTATGTCGCTCTTGGAAGTAAAACAAAATTAGTGCCACGTACAAGATGGCAACCTAACTAAGGATTTAAAAATGAAAATTAATGAAGTTACAGAAAAATTTGCAACACCTGATTATGAACTTAGTCAACAAGCTCGTGCTGCATCAAAAGTTGCTCAAAAAATAAAACAAAAAATTAATAGTGCTCCAAAAATGGACGATAGAGACTACAACTCGTTAGCAGAATTAGGTGCTGTTTTGTCAAGACTTGGAGCAAGCTTCGGACCTAAAAGCATGAAAGATGTATACAATCATATGGTACAATATACAAATGATCGTAATAAGGAACAAAAACCTAAAGACAAATATCCTGAAATGACTCCGGATAGATTCAAGCAACTTATTGCGATGGCTAATTAAATGGATTTTATCAAAGGCTTACATGAATCTAGAATGACAAAGGACGACGGTAACAGTCGTAAGTTGACCTATTCTGATTGCATGGAGCGTTTGTATCTAAGCTTGTTGGTTTTAGAAACACTAAGACAATTTCCTGAATTTCGTGTTTTTGTAAAAACCTATACAACAAAAACAGCAGGATTTGAACTTTACAAATATTATAGAATTATGGGCACTGACTTATATAATTTTGTTTATTTTTTAGTAGGTCCAACTTCTGCACAGTCTAAATTAAAAGATCCTGGCGCAGCCGCTAAATTAAAAAAAGAAATTAGGGTACCTACAAGCGACATTAATAGATATATCAATAGTCTAAAGAATGGTAAAGAACCTACACTGCTAACAAAAATGTTTACCGAATTAGAATCTTCATTGAGAATAAAAAATACAGAATATAAATCTGTAAGAAGAAGTTTACTTAATTTTGAAAGATTGAACAAACAAGAAAAGCGTGTAATGGTTACAAAACTGTTATATGCGGTAAGAGCCAAATTAAGAAATAGTGATCTAATAGATGACTTTGAAAAATTAGCAGCAATAAAAGATCTAGAAAAAGCAAGTGTCAAAGACAATCAGCCTACCATAAGCACTCCTGATATATCTACATCTAATGATCAGATGGCGTTGTATAGATATATTGTCGGCGCTGAGAATATACAAATGACAAAAA